TCACGGCACCCGCCTCTTCACCACCTGCACAGACAGCGCCGCCGAGGCGAGGTCCACCGTCGAAGCGCTCACGTTCCTCGCAGTGACACGCACACTGTTGTTCGACCACACATGGCAATCCAGCACGAAGGCGATGCTGCTGGTGTCGAGCGACGCGTCTGCGAAGTCGCCCCGCCGCGCGCCAGGAACGGTCACGTCAATGTTCGCCGTTGCGCCTGCCGTGAGGCTCGGCAGATCCCAGGTGGTTTCCAGCGCCAGGCTGCGCGTCCCGATCGGAGCCGAGGGGCAGGCATAGAGCACCGCCGGCGCCGCCTCCGGCAGCCCGAACAGCCGCAACGCCTCGAGCTCGATCTGCCCGTCGAAGCCCACGATCCCGACCTGCGCGAAGGCCACGCCAGCACCCACGCGAATCGTCTGCCGCCGGTTCAGCGAGGCATCGGCCATCACCGCGCCGCCATTCCAGCCTTTCGCCGGCGCGTTCCACTGCATTGTGGTGCCGGAGGCCAGCACGTCGCCGGCGATGTTCTCGCGGACGTTGGCCGCCCCATCGAACACCCGCACGAACAGCCGCCCGCCATCGGCCCCGCCCATCAGCCAGTGTGCCAGGGCGAACTCCTTAGCCGAGGAGGTGTCGACCACGAAGGCCATGCCCCGATTGGCGTCCAGCAGCAGCCCGCGCGCGGTCGCGGCAATCCCGTCCAGCCCGTTGAAGCACAGCCCCGCCAGGGTGGTCGCCGCCGTGGTCGAGGTCGCGAGCGTCGCCAGCTTTTCGACGCCGATCTCGGTGCCACTCTGCCGGAAGGCTGCGGCGCGGAGATGCGGCACCGCCTCCAGCACCCGCAGCAGCCGCGAAGCCGGCGCGCGGTGACGGTTGATCACCGCGTTGCCGGCGCGGTCCGCGGTCGAGGTGTAGTCCATCCGCACGGCATAGGTGTTTGCCCATGCCACCTCATATTCGCAGTCCGTGGCGCTTCCGGTGTGCCGTGCGACGATCGGCGAGCAGGCCTCCATGCGCAGCGCGCGCCCGATGATGGCGGTGCCGTCCGTTTCGTTCAGGAAGGGGATGGCGACGTTCGGGTCGAGCTGGCGCAACTCGAAATTCGGCCCGTCGAAGACGTGCCGGTTGTGGTTGTTGTAGCCGCCCGCCCCGCGCGAGAAGCGGATGCCGTAGCGGTCGATGGTCGGGTTGATCCCGGTGGCGAGGGCGAAGTGCCCGCCATAGTAGCGAACCGAGGTGTTCCAGGCCGTGGCCGTCTCGGCGCGGATGTCGAGGCCGTAGCGATTGTTCAGGATGCGCAGCAGATGGAAGGTGCTGTCCTCGACGCCGCGGCCATCGCCCAGCGTGCGCATGCCGATCGTGAAGCCGGAGACCAGGCGCAGTTCGACGACCGAGGCATCGATGTTGCGCACCAGGATGCCGATGTCCGCCTCGGAGGCCCAGTCAGATTGGGTCTGCCGCACCACCTGCAGCCCCGCATAGAGCTTCTCGCCGTTGCGTGTCGTGCCGCCATCGCCCAGCGTCAGCACAGTGGCCGGGGCATTGGCCGCGCCGGTGTAGCGGATGACGCCGCGCATGATCAGCCCGCGTGCGCCGCCACCGAGCGTGACCCCGCTGCCGACATTCCAGGTGCCGGGCGGGATGACAGCGAATTTCTGGTCCGCCGCGGCGCGGTCGAAGCAGGACTGGATGGCCGGGCGGTCGTTGGCCACGCCATCGCCTAGCCCGCCGAAATCGGTGGGAAGCACCGCCTCGCGGTCACGGAGATACTTCGCGAAGTCGTTCTTGTTGAGGTTGGCGTTGAGGACAAGCAGGTCGTCGATGCGTGCCGGCATGGCATTCTCCGATCAGAGGGCGGTGGCGGTGACCGGGCCGGCGAAGGCGGAGACGTTGCCCTCGGCCGAGACGCTGCGCAGCCAGTACCAACGGGTCTGGCCGGTGGTGAGGCTGGTGCGATCCCAGGGCAGCACGGTCGGCTCGCTGGCCAGCTTGGTCGCGGCGGACAGGCTGGCGCTGCTGGCCTCGAACACCTGCAGTCGCACCCCGTCCGCGGGAAAGCCGCCCGACAGGCGAACCCCGCCCGCGATGCCGGTCGCGGCCAGGCCCGAGGCCGCAGTCGGTACCAGCGCCTCGCGCCAGCCCGACACCGCCCCGCTGCGGGCCTGCGCCCGCACGCGAAACGGGGTAGGCTCCGCGGTGGGGATGGCGACGGCGGTGGCGCCGAAGCCGCCGGCATAGCCCTGCCAGATGGCTACGGAGGTGGGGCGGAACTCGATCTCGTAGCCGGCGAGATAGGCCGAGCCCACCGCCGACCAGGAGACGGCGATCGCCGTGAAAGCCACTGCCAGCGGCGTCTCCACCAGGATGGCGGCGGGTGCGGCGATCACGCCCGGGTTCGGCAGCACGACCGAGGGGCTCTCGCCGGTGGCGCGCTCGTCCACCGCCGGGTTCCAATCCCACACCGCCGGATCCTCCTCGGACAGCGTCAGGTCGATCCCGCCCTCCGACGACAGCCGCCAGCCCGTGATACGGGCGGGGAAGTCGCCGACCCGGTCGAGGGACACCGTCACCGCATCCCAGGGCCGCAACCGCAGCGCCGAGAGGTTCGCAGGGAAGGCGACCGCGCGCTGCCGCCGGTTCCGCTCGAGCTCTGCCTTCATCAGCCGCTGCACCGTCGCGGCGGAGGTCGTCAGCGGGAACTCCATGTCCCGGTAGATGACCTCGCCGCCGTCCTCGGTGACGTAATTCGCGGCCAGCAGCGGCGGCGCGTCGGTCGGCTGCCAGGCCTTCGCCGGATCGACGTAGACGCCGCGCACGCCGTTGAAGAGATCCCGCCGCGGCCTGCTGCCGCCGATGGTGACGTCGCCGCGCAAGTCGTCGCTGGTCAGCGTCGCAGCCGGCAGCGCCGGGCTGCCGGCCTGGATGTAGAAGCGCCCGCCCGAGACCACGAGCGCGCCAGCCATGGCCGAGACCAGCTTGCGGGTGATGGCGATCTTGCCCTCGCCAAGGGAGACGCGGCCGTTGGCGGTGTAGCGCCGCTCGGTGATGCCGGCGCGGGTGCCGACGAGCTCGTCGCAGGCGTTCGCCGCGGCGACCAGGGCGGGAATGTCGATGTCGTCCCAGGAGGCCTTCCAGCCCAGCGGCGAGGTAAGGTACCAGGCGAGGCACAGCGCCGGGTTGGCGGTCCAGCCGGTGGCGCCGGTGCGCGGATCAAGGATCGTGTCCAACCCCTCGACGAGCGCCGCCATGTTCGGCGGGCCGGAGGGGAAGGCCTCCGCGGTGATCTTGAGGCGGACCGCGATGTGGGCGCGGCCGCGACCCCGATGGTCGGCGGTCCACTTGCCGCCGGTCTCGGCGATGAGGTTGGCGTTGGCCGTTTGGTCGGGATCCCCGAGGTGGCGATCGATGCGCACCAAGCCGGCGAACTTCGGATCGGTGACGAGCGTGTCGCCCAGCCAGACCTCGCCGATGGCGCGCACGCGATGCGCCGCGAGCACCACCACGGCATAGAAGTATCCATCCGCGCGGCTCTCGTCGTCGGTTGCCGAGTGGATGAAGACGATCGGGCCGCCAACCTTGCAGCGCCCGAAGACGATCGCGTGCTCGGTAATGGGCTGCCGGAAGGATTGCGTGCGGCCGGCGCCCGGTGCGGTCGGATCGTCGCCGGGGTTGGTCGGCGTGCGCGGGGCCGAGGGTGGGAAGGCCTCGCGCCCGACCGCGGTGACGACGAGCGCCACGCCGGCCCCGACCAGGGCCCCGATGATGCCGCCGCCGACCGCGGCCGAGGCCGCACCCGCCGCGACCGCGGCCACCAGAGGAACAGCTGCGGGCATGTCAGCCGATCCTCCAGGCGGTGGTGCTGTCCAGGAGCGAGGCGCGGATCAGCCCGCGCGGCCCGACGAAGGCGGCCCGGCCGGCGTCCAGGACAACACCGAGGCGGGGCGGATCGCCCGCCAGCACCACGTCGCCTGGTCGCGCAAAGGCGGGCGGGATGCGGGGGAACCCGGCACTGTCGGCCGAGGCCTCGAGCGAGGGCAGCACCCGGACCGCCGGCCGCGTCCCGGTCACCGCCTCGACAGCGGCCAGCGCGAACTCGGAACAATTCCAGCGCCGGGCGTGGAAGGGGCGCGTCTCGGCCGCCGCGAGCAGGGCCGCGAGTCGCACCGGCCAGTCCGGGCGGCGGGTCATCCGGACGGGAGCTTGATCTCGGCTTCCTGCAGGGCGGGGACGAACTCGAAGAAGCGGTCGCCCGGGTACTCGGCCTGCTGGTCGGCATCGGTGTAGCGCCGGACCTCGGCGCGCTCGAGGTCGACGAGCCGGCTTTCGCAGGTGAGCGAGACGCGCGGCTCGGCGCCGTCCACCACCTCCATCGTGTCCATCAGCCCCGCCCAGAGCGGGAACGGATCAGCGACGAAGGCGCCCTCGGCATCCAGCAACGCGCCCCAGAGCCGGGCCGGGCGCAGCCGGAAGCTCCGCTCGGCGAGCGCGATGTCCACCACCTCCTGCGGCACCGGCGAGAGAGCCAGCGTCAGCCGCACGGCGCGGAGCTCGATCGTCTCCTCGATCTCCCCCACCGCGCCGATGTCGCCGACGCCCTCGAACACCTTCCCCGCCCAGTGCAGCGGGCCGAGCCCGGTCCAGGCCAGGAAGGCGCCGGAGGCGAAGTCGAGCTCGCAGAGAATGACAGGTGCCGCAACCGGGGCGGTGGCCGCGGCGGCGGCGTGAAGAGAGAGGCGCGGCGTGCCGTGGCTGCCTGACATCACAGCGCCTCCTCCATGCGGATGGTGATGGCCGTGAAGCGCCCTGGCCGGGTGGGATTGGAGGCCTCGTCGTCCGACACGAGCCGCATCGGCACCGAGGGCCGGGTCAGGACCAGCGGCTGGTTGACCAGCAGCGCGTCGCGGAGCGGCGGGGAGATCGGGATTGTCGCGGTGCCGGTGCCGCTGACCGTGACCGCCTGGTGAGCGATGTAGAGCCGCCCGGCCAGGCCGATCAGGTCACCCGCGCCGACGGCCACGGCGTTCGGCCACCAGCCCTGCGTCTGGATCGTCAGCGCCCCGCGGGGCGCACCGGCGGCCAGCGCCGGGTTGCCCGAGCCAACCACCAGGCCGGTGCCGTCGGTGAAGATCGTGGCATCGCTGAAGGAGAACGGGCCGGTGGGCACATCGCCCTGCGTGCGCGGGTCGCCGGTGCGGAACTCGCGCCGCCAGTCCCAGATGCGGACCGTGTTCACCGACCCGGCCAGCGCGGCGAGCAGCCCTTCGAGCACGCCGGCCCGCACGCGATCGAGCGGGTCGAAGGTCAGCTGTGCCACCCAGCGAGCCCCCTCGCGCCGGAGCACCTGCGTGGCGCGGGTGACCGGCGAGACGAAACGCGTCGTGTTGTGCTGCAGGTAGAAGACCTGCCGCGTGGGCCGCAGCGTGTCGGGCCAGGCGTATTCGACCATTCGCCATTACCCCCGCACCGTTTCGTAGGCGCTGCCGCCGCGCCGCACCGCATCCAGCGTCATCGCCGAGGCCTGCCGGGCGATCTGCCCCGCCAGCAGCCGCAGCCGCGCCTCCACACCGGCATCCGCACCGCGCGCGTCGATGCTGATGGTCTGGTGGATCACGGGCCCGCCCGCCGGCGCGGTGCCATTCGGCAGCACCGTCCCGCCGCGATCCGGCACGAACCACTCGGGTCCACGCTCGCCGACGATGTAGGGCTGCCCCGCCGTGACCGGCCCGCCCTCGGCGCGGAACAGGCCGCTGATCCCCGCAAAGAGGCTCGACCCGAGGCTGGCCGCAAAGCCGCCCGCCGCCGTGCCCAGCGGCTCGGTCACGGTCTGGCGCAGGATGATGCGCGCCAGGTCGCGCGCCAGGCCCTGCAGGATCTTCGACAGCTTCTCGCCGTCGAGGATCGCGTCCTCGAAGGCGGACGAGAAAGCGAACCCCAGCTGGCCTGCCGCCCGCGCCGCGCGGTCCCCGGTGGCGGCCAGGCGCCGCTCCGCCGCCTCCAGATCCGCCAGCGCGGCGGTCGCGGCGCGCCCGATGGTCTCGGTCGGAACCGGATTGCCGGACCGCTCCGCGCGCTCGACCAGCTCCGCCAGGCGTTCGAGCTGGCGGATGTAGCGCTCGTAGGGGGTCTCGTTCGCCTCGATCAGCCGCTCGCGCTCGCGCAGCAAGACGTTCAGCTCGCGCTCGGCCGCGCCGCTCTCGCGGACCGCGGCGGTGACGCGGGCCTGGGTGCCGGCCAGGCGCCGCAGGGCGGCGTCACGCTCCTGCAGCGCCAGGGTCTCGAGCCGGGTGCGCTCGACCGCGGTGATGCCGCCCGCGGCCTCCGCCTCGCGCAAGCGGCGGACGCGCTCCTCGTACTCCCGGTTGATCCGGAAGCGGTCGTCGAGCTCTCGGGTGAGGTCCTGGACGTCCTGCGTCGCGCGGCGCCGGCGGGCGTCTGCCGCCTGAGCGGCAGCGCTCTCCTGCTCGGTGCGCTGGCGTTCGCCGGCGGCGGCCTCGCCGCGGGTGATCTCCTCCGACAGCTCCTGGTACTGCCGGCGCAGCTCCTCCAGCCGCGCGGCGCGGTCCACGCCGGCCTGCTGCTGGGCGGCGCCGACCAGGCCACCACGAATGCTGCCACGCCGGGGCTGCGACCGCAGGCTGTCGCGGCCGTCGCTCTCCGCCTCGAGCCGGGCAATCTGGGCGCGCAGGGCTTCGGCCTGGGCGCGGCGGTCGGCCTCCTGCTCGCTGGGCAGCAGCAGGCCGGAGCCGCGGCGCACCCCGTCCAACACGCGGGCGGCGCCGGAGAGCGCGCGCGCCAGCGCGTTGGACAGGCCGATCGCCTGGTCGAGCCGCGCCAGGAACTGGTCGGCCGCGGCGGTGAGCTGGCCAAAGGCGCGGCCGACCGAGAGGGGCGCGCGCTCGAACTCGCCATTGAGCCGCTCGACGGCGCGCAGCAGCGCCGGGAACACCGTGTCGGCGGTGAGCTTGCCCTCGGAGCCGAGCTTGCGGAGCTCGCCGATGGAGACGCCGAGCTCGCGGGCGAGCGCCTGCGCCAGCGTGGGCAGGCCTTCCAGGATGGAGCGCAGTTCGTCGCCCTGCAGCGTGCCCGAGGCAAGCGCCTGGGCGAGCTGCTGCGTGCTGGAGGCGATCTCCTGCTGGCTGGCGCCGGAGGCAATGGCGATGCGCTGGAGGCCGCCGACGAGGGTCGCGACCTGGTCGGAGGTGGCGCCGATCTCGCGCGCGGCGATCGAGAAGCGGGCGAAGGCGTCCACGCTCTCGCGCACGGCTACGCCGGTTTGCAGGCTGTCGCGATAGAGGCGGTCGTAGATCTCGCCGGCGCGCTCGACGGAACCCAGCGCGGTGTTCAGCCGGCCCATCGACTGGGTGAGCGCATCGCCCGCCACCACGACCGCGCGCAGCCCGGCGGCGAGGCCGGCAATCTGCACGCCGCGCACGGCGACGTCGAGCAGGTCGAGCGCGCGCGAGGCACGGTCGGCACCGCCCTGGATGCGCTCCAGGCTGCGCTGGCCGGTCTCGCCGACCTCGCGCAGCTCCTGCTTGACCCGGGCGGCATCGTCCAGCGACAGCCGGACCGAGACGCGGCGTGTGCTATCCGCCATGCATCACGCCTCCTGCGTCAGGGGTGGTCAGGATCCGGGGGGATCAGTGCGGCGAGCTGCGCTGCCGGCGGCGAGGCCCATGCGCATGGCCAGGAGCAGCTCCGCCGCGGCCCAGCCGGTGGCGCCCATCTCGCGGGCGGTGGTCAGCGCGGCCGGCATGTCGAGGTCGAGGCCCGTCATCGTCGCCGTGGCGCAGGTGGTGCCGGCGGACCAGCACGCGGCGCCCTCGACGCTGGCCGGCGCGTGGGCGGCGTAGGGGCAGGCGAGGCCGCAGTCACGATCGAGGGCCGCGCAGCCGCGGCAGTAGTCAGGGCCCTGGGCGAAGTGCCATTCGGCCCGGGCCCTCAGCCGTTTCCCTCCAGCGCCACGGCGGCGACCGGGCCGGTGGCGCGATCCCAGAAGGCGGCGGCCATCTCGTCCATGTCCATCAGCCGCTCCACCGCCTCGGGCGAGAGCGGCAGCGGCTTGCCGGCGGCGTCGCCGACACCCTCCCAGGCTGTGACGGCGTGGCGGGCCAGCGCCTTGACCAGGAAGGCGAAGGCCAGGCCGCGGGCCATGTCGGGGTCGAGGTCGTCGGACGCGGCCCGCAGCGCGCCGAGGCGGCGGGCGGAGCCGGCCTGGGCCGCTGCCATGACCGCGGTGGTGACGGGGCGAATTTCCACGCGAACGCCGCGCGGCAGGTCGAGCCAGTACGGCTCGACGGGGAGGTCGAGGGTGAGCATGTGCTTCTCCATTAGCGTGATTCTCGGGTGGATCCACTCAAGCGAGAGCGGCAAAGGCGAGCGCGCCAGCGCCGGGCGCTTGACCCGCAGCAACCCCGGCGCCGTGTGGGCGTTACAAGATCGCAACGCAGGGATGCAGGCCATGGACGAGACGATCAAGCGGACGATCCTGGACCTCCTCGATCGCCACAGGATCATGAGCGTTGCCACGCTGCGGCCGGACGGCTGGCCGCAGGCCACGACAGTCGGCTTCGTCAATGAAGGGCTGAGTATCTATTTCCTCTGCGGGCTCAACAGCCAGAAGGCGCAAAATTTGGTACGCGATGACCGGGTCTCGTTGACGATCAATGACGATCCCGCGGACATCATGCAGATCACCGGCCTTTCCATGGCCGGGCACGCCCGGCAGGTGGAGGACCATGCCGAGGGCGCCAGGCTCATTGCCCTCATGCCGCAAAGATATCCTGACGCCCCGCCCTTGCCGATGAAGATGCCGACCCCGGATCAGGTGCGTATCTTCCGAGTGACGCCCAGCGTCATCTCCGTGATCGACTACACCAAGGGCTTTGCCCACACCGATCTCGTCACCGCCTAGGATCGGCGTGATCCTAACCTCTGGCGCGGTCTATTTCGCCATCGTCTTCCTGGCCGGGTTCGCCTTCGGCGCCCTGCGCACGCTCGCTATCGCGCCTCTGCTGGGCGAGGCGATTGCCGTCCTGCTTGAGGCGCCCGTCATTCTGACGATCAGTTGGTTCGTGGCGATTTGGTGCGTGGGGCGCTTCGAGGTCTCGGCTGAACCACGCGCGCGCCTGGCGATGGGTGGCGTGGCCTTCGCGCTGCTCATGCTGGCCGAACTGGGCGTCGCGATGATCTTCTTCCATCGATCCGTCGCTGAACATCTCGCGGGCTATCAATCGGCTGCTGGCGCCATAGGACTTGCCGCTCAGGTCGCCTTCGCCTGGGTTCCGTGGACGCTGACATGGCGAAGTTGGAACGCTCTGACGGTAGTGCGGGCCATTCACACAGTCATCTACGTCGTGATGGCCACGTCCATCTTCGTCGTTCTCTACGCCGGGATCACCGGCGCCAGGGGCGCGTGGCTATGGGTCGCCGCGGCACTCGTCGGCATCGAGAGCGTCGTCTTTTTGTGGAATGGGCTCAAGTGCCCGCTGACCGCCGTGGCCGCGAGGTACGGCGCTGGCGGAGGCGCTGACACTTTCCTGCCCGAGTGGATCACGCGCTACACGTTCTGCGTCTTCGGCCCCTTGATCCTGATTGCCGCCGCGCTGGTGGCGGTTCGCTAAGTTCAAAGGCGCGTGCGAAGAATCATTGATTGCGGGCTGCGATGGAGCACGTGGTAGATCGGGGAAAGCGGGCTCACGCATACTCGGTCCCTGCCTGCTGGTTCCGCAGCACCGCCGTCATCATCCGCGTTGCCGTCGCGTTGAACGCGGCCCTGAAATCGAAGCTGGCCTCCACACCGGCCGGCCCCTCGATCGGCGTCTTGGCGAGTGCGAGATAGACCTCGTGCAGCGTGATGGTCAGGCTGCGGTTGGCATCGATTGTGAAGGCCATGGCGAATTCCGCCGAGGTGCCGGCCTGCGCCTGGGCCAGCAGCGTCGTGTTCTCGAAGCGCACCGTAATCTGGCCGGTGCACCGGGCGATGCCTGGATCCACGCCCTCGACGCGGCGATCGGCGCGGATGGTGCGCACCGCCTCCATGCCGTTGGCATAGGTGAGCCGCGCGCCGGTCACCTGCGCCAGCGCCACGCTGCTGCGGGTGATCGACCCCTGCGCCTTGTTGAATGCCGTGTAGGCCGCGCTGGTCGGCGTGCCGCCTGAGGTGGCGCCGGTGCGCACGGATCCCTGGCCCAGTAGCCCGAAGGTCGCCGTTGCAGCGCCGGTCGGCGTGAAGTCCATCTCCAGCGTGTCGGCCCGCACGCCGGTGCAGACGTCGAAGCTGGGCACGTCCGGATAGCCGATCTCCATCGCGTTGCTGGGCAGCGAGGCCGCGCCCGAGCCGAAGGTGTGGATGAAGTTGGTGGTGCCGGTGGTGGTCGGCGCACCGAGCAGCAGCCGCAGCCAGTGGCCGATGTTGATCAGGTCCACCGGCACCACCGCCTGGCCGGCGACGGTCACTGTGTCGAGGAAGGGCGCGGCCGGATCGCGGTTGCTGCCCACACCGATGACGTCGGCATCCAGCAGCGGCTGCTCGGCGCCGAGATCGCAGGACAGGAATGGCATGCGCCGCCAGTTGCTGCCGGGGGCGGTGCCGTAGGTGGTCTCGGGCAGCATGAGCAGGCGGCAGTTCGCGCCAATGGCACGGGGCATGGGCTTTCTCCTGGAGGGGGATCAGGCCAGCGGCGAGCCGGCAACGGTGAACCAGAGGGTGATGGGAACAACGGCAGCACGGGCCGCGGCTGCACCTTCGAACTCGACATCTTCGAAGGACCCGCTGCCGGGCTGTGCCCACTCCACGGCGCCGCCCAGCGTCCGGTTGGTAGCGATCGCCGCGCCGACATCCACCAGCAGCGCATCGAGCAAGGCGTTGCGCGCAGCGGGCGTGGCACCGGCGACGGTGATCTCGACCTCGGCACGATGCTCGATCTGCCAGGCGAGCGGCGAGAGGATGGGCGTCTCCTCCACCGTCTCACCGTCACGGACGACCACCAGCCCGCCGGCGGGGATGCGCTGCGGGATGGTCTCGCCGCGCAGCACCAGCGGCGCCGGGTTGCGGGCGGCCAGGGACGTGATGAGCCGGCTATGCAGCGCGGCGATGGCGATCTCGCGCGCGCTCATCCTGTCCGCCCGCTTTCGCGTTCCCATGCGGCGACGAAGCGCCCCGGCAGGCGTCGCAGCCCGCGCTCAGCCGCGCCGCGCACGTCGAGCCGCTTGGCGAGCTTCACCTGGGGCAGGAGGAGGAACATCGGCACCATCCCCTGCTCCAGCAGCCCGCGCGCCCAGGCCTCGCGCCCCTTGCGGTTGGCCGTGCCCACCTCTGTGACGCCGCCCGCCACCAGCCGCGTCCGCCGCCGCCGCCCGGTCTGCTCGCCCTGCCGCAGCGGCAGGCACCAAACGAAGCCCCGGCCCGACTTGAAGGGCCGCAGGAACGCCTGGCCGGAAGCGACCATCTGCGCGGGCGTCACCCGCATGCCCTTCTCGCCACGCCCGCGGCGTCCGCGCGCCGCATTGAAGCCGGTCGGGATGGCGAGGAACTTGCCGCCACCCTTGGCCCGGATCAGTGCGCCGCGCTCAAAGGCGTCGATGACGTTCGGCACCTTGGTGAAGACCAGCCCGGCCGGCCGCAGCGACTGTCCGCTCCGAGGGAAGATCATCGACCGCCATGCATTGGCGATGCCGCGCGCGTTGCCCGAGAAGGCGGTGGTGACCTGCCGGCGCAGCTCGGCCTTCACCTGATCGGTCTCAGCGCGGATGGCGGTCATGGCCGACCGCTCGCCGGCGCGCACCTCGTCGGCAAGCACCTTCCGGAGGTCGCCGGCGATGCTGGCGCCGAGCCGCATCGATCAGCGCCCACCGAACTTGCGGCTGAGGATGCGCAGCAGCAGGTCGTGCAGCGCGGCATAGCCGAGCGTGCCGGCCAGCCAGGCCACGGCGAACAGCCACCAGCCGTCCAGCTCGAAGGCATGGGCGATCAGCCAGGCGCCTGTGCCGAGGCTGCCGCCGGCCAGCGCGTGCAGCAGATAGGCGCGGGTCAGCAGTGGCCGGTCGGTGGAGGAGAAGCGCGCCATCGCCCCGAGCGCACCCAGGGCGCCGGCGAGTAGCGCCTCGCCGACGATGCTGCCGATGCGTTCGGGGTCGATCATGGCGGAGCTCCTATCGGCGGCAGAAGACGCGCCAGGCGATGCCGGCGGCGTCGCGCTCGGCGTGCTGGACGGTCAGGGTGTCGGCGCCGAGGGTGAAGGTGTCGTCCGCCTCGACGCTGAGCAGCACAGCAATGGCCACCGTGAGGACATCGCTGGCCTGGATAACGCTGGTGCCGAAGGCGTCGCCACGCCGATCCGGGGCCGAGCGAACCACGCGGAGCAGGACCGGAACCCCGGTCCCGCCCGCGCGATAGCTCGCCTCCGTGCCGATGTTCGGATCCGCGGCCAGCGCGTCCATGGCCGCGGCGAAGGCGCTCATGTGCCGGACGCCGGAACCCGCAGCAGCACGGCACGGACGGTGGTGTCCGCGGCGAGTGCCGCCACCGTGGCCATCCCCACCTGGAAATTGCCGGTGGCGGTGGTGGTGAGGCGCCGGTTGGTGTTGTCCCAGAAGACGCGGGCGCCGGCGGTGATGGCCAGCGCCGGCTCCTTGGTGATGTCGAAGACGCCTTTGGTCTGGCATTCGATGACGGCGTTCTGGACGCCATCGACGGCGGCGACACCGAACAGCGCGCCGACGAGGACACCCTGGCCGGAGGTGACGCCGCCCGCATATGGGACGGCCAGCGCCAGGCTGTCGCCCGGCTGAATGTAGTTGCGCATGACGGTGAGGTCTCCAGAAACGCAAAAGGCGCCCGAAAGGGCGCCCTCTGCATGGGTTCACGATGGAAGGCGGAGAGCCGGGATCAGGTGCCCGGGTTGAACCAGGCGCCGCGCCAGTCGATGGCGCCGACGCCGAAGTCGAAGATCACGCTGACCTCGACACCATCCACGCCCTGGACATTGCCCGTGGTGACCTGCGGCCCCTCGGCGCCGTTCAGGTAGCCGTAGACATAGACCGGTGCCGCCATCGGATCGGAGAACAGGTACCAGCGGTTGGAAGGGATCAGCGGCTCCACCAGCGGCTGCACGAAGCCCGCATAGACGTTTGCGTTGCTGGTCTGCGTCGCCTGGACCGAGACCGTGAGCTGCCGGGCGGCGAGTTCCTGGTTCGGCCCGACCAGGAGGCGCATCTGCGCGCCGACCGCGATGGGCAGGCCGTCGAGGGTCTTCTGGCGCATGACCGCGGCACGGCCCAGCGCCAGGTTCGGCAGGTCGAGCGCGGTGCCGGCGCCGGCCTTGTTGGCCCGCGCCGGTGCCGTGCCGAACACCGCCGCGGCACCGGTGGTGAGCGTGGGGCCGTCGCCGGCCGCGCTGTTCACGAGCGCGTAGGCCGTGGCGTTCTCGAAGTCCGCGACGCGCCGGCCGATCATGGAGGCGAAGTCGGTGAAGGCGCCCAAATCGTCGTTGACCAGCATCTGCCGGGTGACGCGGATGCGCCGGGCAAAGGTCTGCAGGAACACGAGCTCCTGGCTTTCCGACATGGTGCCGGCCTGGACCTCGCCGTTCTCCGACAGCGGCAGCAGGGTCGGGAAGTCGCCGACCCGCAGGTGGCGGTGCGGTTTGAAGTCGCGGAAGTCGCGCCGGAGGAACAGCGTCCGGTAGGTGGGTGCCGCGGGCGCGTAGGCCGCCAGCAGCATCTTGTTGGCCGCCGCCGAGAGCAGGGCCGGGAAGTCGGAGGTGGTGTGGAAGGCGCGCTCGGCCAGGATGGTCGGGTTGCGGGGCGGGTTGGGATCGCCCTTCGCGCGGAGCAGATGGCCGATCATGTCGGACGGGCGCCAGCCCATGAACTCCACATGGCGGCCGCCGCTGGGCGGCTGGTAGCCGGGCATCGAGCGGGCGGCGAGCGCTTCGGCCATGGCGTCGAGGACCTGCGCCGGATCATCATTGCCCGGGCCGGTCTCTGGCCGCGCCGGCAGGGACGGGCGAGCGGCACCGCTGGTGAAGACCTCCCACAGCCGGCCGCGCAGCACCTCGGGCGAGACGCGGTCGCGGATGGCGGCCTCACGCATGGTGTCGAGCATGTCGGCGGTGACCAGGCCGCGGGCAGCGGCGAGCACCGGCTCATAGCCGGCGATGCGCTCGACGGCTGCGCGCTCGGCCTCGGCACGGATGGCGTCGAGGTCGGGGGCCGGCGGAGCGGCGCGGGTCGGCTCGGGCGGGGCGGTGATGGTCACGGGGTTCTCCTGGGGCGTGGTTGCGATGGCCGGCGCGGGCGGCGCCGGCGTGGGATCCGGCGAAGCCGGCGTCGTCTCGGGCATGGTGGGTTCCTCAATCAGGGCGGGTTCGATGGCGGTGGCGGGGGTGCCCTGGTCCCCCTCGCCACGGATCACGGCGAGGCCGTCCACCGGGACGGGCACGATCGAGATCTCGTAGGGCTCCCAATCCACGGCGCGGTGGATGGTCTGGCCGGTGCTGGCGTCGGGCCGTGGGTCGTAGCGGTGCACCCGGTAACCGACGCTGACAGACTGCAGCGTGCCATCGGCCACGCGCTGCCAGACCGGCTCCACGTCATCGGCGCCACTGAACTGGAGCGTGGCGTAGCCGCGGCCGGCCTCGAGGCGGGCGGCGGTGACGCGGCCCAGTACGTCGCGCGTGCCAGCACGCCGGTGTGTGTCCAGCACGGGTGCGCGGCCAGAGCGCAGCGCGTCCATGCGGACCGCTGAGGGCGCCATGTCGAGCTCTTCGAGGATCGGCCCATAGGGCGGCACGAAGTTGCGGGCCCGGGCGCCGGTGGACCACACCACCTCGACCGTGCGCGCGGCGCGATTGACGGTGACGGGCGCGGCCAGCGCCCGACAGGCGGTGATCGACTGCCCAGCCGTGGGAAGTCGATCGGGCAAAGGCGTGGCCTCCGGCGCGGGGGATTCCCCGCTCGGTTCGATCGGCTCGGTCATGAGATGTGCTCCTGGGGCGGCGCCGATCAGGGCGCGGCGAAGCCCTGCGCGTTGACGTAGACCTGCGCGCCGGTGGTGATGCAGGCGACGTTCATCGCCGTGGCCGCGGTGCCGCGCAGCGGCGTGGGAAAGGTGATCTCCACGGGCGCGGCCATCGCCGCCGGCAGCAGCTGCCGCCAGATCACCGTGGCGCCGTCCTTGATCACCACCTCTGTCGCAATGGTCGCATGCGCGTTGCGGATGTCGATCGAGGTCACGTAGTTCCGGATGCCGGCCGCGGCCGCCGCCCGGAGCACCACGTCGGTGGTGGTGATGATCCCGCCCGCGGCGGCGGCGTACTGCCAGTCGGCCTCGGGGATGGCGTAGGGCTTTGTGACCAGCGCGCCGATCAGCGTCGCCAGCAGATCCACGCCACGCGCCGTGGTGACGGCGACCGGATTTGCCGAGTAGCCGGTGGCCGCCAGCACCGGCAGCGCGCCGCTGGTACCGCGGGCCTGGCCGCCCACGGGCGTGACGGCCGGCGGCACGGTGCTGAGGACATTCACGCCCAGCCCTTGGCCTGCCACCGACTGACCTCGACCGGCAGTGATCTCCGTCGTCAGCTCGGCGTAGTCTGCGATGGTGACGAACTGGACCTTGATGTCGGTGTTCGAGACGGGCGCGAGGTTGCGCGAGATCGAGGCCCAGCCGGTATTGAGGTAGGCGCCGGTGAAGGTCGAACCGACGAGGTCAAAGCTGTTCGCGTCGATCACCGTGATGGTGAAGGTGCCGTTGGCGCCTGGCACGCCCGAGACATCGGCGACGGTCACCACATCGTTCGTGGCAAAGCCATGCGCCGCGCGGGTGATGCGCACCGCGCCACCGCCGTTGTTCGCGACCGCCGAGACGCCGCTGATGAACTGCCGGTTCCGCACGCGGATGCGAAAGCGATACAGCGCATTGGGCTCCGGGATCTGCTGGTGCCGGACATAGGAGTTCGAGCGCGCTGCCGTGGTGTCGAGCAGCCGGCCGTGGAAGTAGCATTCGTCGTTCGTCGGCTCGAGCTCCAGCACCGACCAGCCCGCGGGCGCGGTGGTCGGGATGGTGCTACCGGAGGTGCTGCCGAGGCGCGGGGCGCCCTCGCTCTGCACCTCGTAATTCGCGAGCGTGGCGCTGGCGCCGTCCAGCCGCCAGGCCGCCGCACTGCGGCCGTCCGGCTGCGCCGTGGTGGGGTCGATGCTGACCAACTCGAGCCAGACGGACTGGCCGACGATGCGCTGGCTCATATTCACCGCCACCATGACCCGCAGCGGGATGGTGAAGGTGGTGCGCGTGGTCAGGCTGAGCTCGTCGTCCAGCGTGGTGCCGGTGGAGATGGTGACAGCGCCATCGGCAACGGTGTGGGTGATGCCGCCGCCGCTGGCTGCAACCTCCCAGCGTGCTGGGTTGATCTCGGTGCCGTTGAAGCTGTCGCGGAACTTCTTCTGCATGCTCTTGATCTTGAGCATGTCGTCGGTCCAGTCGTAGGCGCCTGCGATCATGGCTGTGCTCCTGGTGCAGCGCCCGCATCCGCACGCGGCGAAGCAGCGCCGGTTGCGGCGATTTCGACGGCGGCGAGCTGTGCGGCGTCCTGCGCGGCGCCGGACTTCGCGACGCGGCGCGGATCGCTGTCGAGCGAGAGACCTGCCTCGTCGAGCAGGGCATTGGCTTCGCGGATCATCTCAACCACCTGGCGGAAGTCGTAGCCGAAGGCGCCGACCGCTTCGGGCTGCGGCACGAAGCCGGCGCGGACCTGCGCGATCAGCGCCGTGGTATCCTTCAGCGGGTCGATCATCTCGTGCGCCGGCGGGACGTGCGACAGGCCCTCCGGGACCTCCGCGCCCCACAACCCGAGCAGCGCGCCCTGGGCGTGGAAGCGATCGGCGATGGGCCGCACAAGCATCGGGATCAGCATCCCGTATTGCACCTGCTCGCAGAGGCGACGGAACTCGATCTTGCCGGCGCGGAGGGACGAGTAGTTCGCCTGGGTGAGATCGCCGGCGACCTGGTCGTAGGTGAGACCCGTACCGACGGCCGAGGCCTCGAGCGCCCGGCGCGCGAAGGCCGCATGCGATCCACCACCGCTCGGGTTCACCACCTCCACGGATCCCATGCCGCGGCGATATAGGATCATGCCCGGCTCGAAGCTCTCCACCGTGCGGCCCTGGGCGTCTCGCAGCAGGCCCGATGCCGGGCCGGTCATGGCCTCGTCGCCGTCCTCCGAAACCACCGCGGCAAGGCACGCCTCGATCTTGGCCTTCATGAGGAGGGCGGCCTCGTAATCGCCGAGGTCGCGCAGGCGGGTCAGCACCGGCGCTAGCCACGAGACGTCGCGCAGCTGGCCAGGGCGGCGCTTGCGATAGATGTGCAGCACGTCGCGTGTCGGGACGCGCTGGCTGCTCAACCAGGTGGCGCCGCCCGGCAGAACCCAGGAGGCACCCGGGTGCACGCGATGCAGCCAATAGCCGACTGGCTCACCGGCCTCACCGAGGCCGATGCCCTGCAGGGTGGGGACGCCCTCGATGACGCCCTGCCGCGCTGTGTCGAGATGGTCGCTTTCCAGCACCTGGAGGCGCAGCCCGATCGGGTTGGCCGGCGTGATGTCGGCCGGCAACAGGCGGACGAAGCATTCCCCGCTCTCGACCACGGCCCGCATGACCAGCGCCTGCAGGCCATAGAGATCGAGCCGGCCCTCGGCGTCGCAGGCGGTGCTGTCGGACCAGCGGCGCCAGGCCTCGGCATGCGGCTTATCCGGCCAGCGGGTGGTGATGCCAGCGCTGACGGCATTGCCGGTCCAGAGATCGACGATGCGGGCGGCGTAGGGGTCGTTGCGCACGGCGTCGCGGGCGCGACGCGCGACGGTGGGGGCCGCGGCGCCGACCTCGGCCGTGGCGCTGCCGCCCGAAGCCGCCCAGGTCGAGGCGCGGCTGTCCTGGGCGGCGGCATAGCCACGGAGGGCGTGCCAGGCATCACGGAGGCGGCCCATCACCTGCTGCCCTCACGCGAGAAGCTGGCGAAGGTAACGCTGGGCCGGCGCGCGGCAGCGTTCTCGGCCGCATGCAGAACCGACAGCGCGCGGCCGAGTTCATCCAGCGAGCGGTATTCCACCGTGCGGCCGTCGAAGGTCACGCGCGTGGTGCCGCCGGTGAAGGCAGACGCCAGGACGGCGGCGCGGGTGGCGGCGGGCTGCGCCAGCGCCCAGGCGAGGACGGTCGGGTTCATCACGTCCTCCTTCAGCGAAGCCAACCGTTGCGGGGCGCGAGCCAGCCGCGTGGGCGTTGGGTGTCAGTCGCGACCTGCGGCGGCGATGGAGGAGCGACATTCCCGCCGGTGGGAATTTCGCCTGCTGGCAGCGACAGCGCATCCGCCATCCGCGCCCAGCGCGCGTCACCCCAGCCGTCCATGCCGAGCGCAGCCGCAGCGGCCCGGGCATAGACCCGGCAGTCCAGCGCTTCGTTGCGCTCGCGCGTCTTGACCCATTCCAGCCTGCGGAAGCCGTTGCGGCCGGCGCGGGCAACGAATTGCTCGGCGGTGAGCTGGCGGCAGAATTCCTCGCCGGCCGCATGCAGCGGCAGGTGGACAAAGCCTGGCGGGAACGGATCGCCGCTTTCCGCCGTCGGCCGCTCCAGCTTCAGCCATCCATAGGTCTCGCCCTTCAGGAAAGACGACCCCACGGGCCAGACCCTCAGCCCGCCCAGCTTGCGGCCGTTCCGCCGCACCTCCGTCGCCGAGGGCTGGCCGATCGCGGCCCGCAGCCCGTCCTGGCCCTTCACGGCAATAGCGCGACCGGCACCTGCCCGTCGCACGAAGCTGTAAACCTCGGCGGTGGTCATGCCATCGCCGCTGTCGATCGCCGTCATGGCCAGGCCAAGCCGGTGGCCGGAAGCGTGCCGCCAGGTTTCGCCGAGCAGGCCGCGCAGCTCGTCCCACACCGCAATCTCGAAGGGATTGCCCACGAGGATGCGGTGCTCGATCAGCCACGACTGGCGATCCTGCGCCCAAGCCCAGATGCTGGCCTCGATGCGGTCGCGCTGGACGTCGACGCCGGCGGTCAGCAGCAACCCCTCGGCTGCGACCGTGCCCGGCGCCCATTCCTCCCGCCGATCGTAGAGCCGCTGCCAATCCGGCGCCTCGCCGCTCTCCTGCCAAGTCTCGCCCAGGACCGTGTTCTTGAACGTCTTAATCGCCCGGTCGTCGCCCTGGGCCGCCTCCCAATCCCGCACCGCTTGTGACCAAGAGAACCAGCCAACAGGCGAGTACAGCGCCGAGATGTGAAAGCCGATCGCGTGTGGATCCTGCGGGATGGCGGTGGGGCGCCATTCGCCGCCAGCCAACATCATGGTCTTGTGCTGCTCGCCGATCGCCCCGTCGCAGGCCTCGCAGAGATAGCGGGCGCTGTCCGGCTCGCCTTTCTCCCAGACCAGCCGCTCGAAGCGCAGCCACTGCATCGCCGCGCAATGGGGGCAAGGCACGAAGAACCGCCGCTGGTCGCTGGCCAGGTATTCCCGCTCGATGCGCGACAGGCCGGAGATGGTGGGCGTCGAGACCAGCAGCGTCTTTCGCCGCCAGCCGAAGGTGCGAGCGCGGGCCTCGGCCAGCGCGACCGGATCACCCTCGCCCTCGACGTCGCCTGGATAGGCATCGACCTCGTCGAGGAAAAGGAAGCGGGCCGACATGGAGCGCAGCCCCACCGCGCTGTTGGCACCGGTCATCACCAGCTGGCCGCCAGGGAACTCCTTGCTGAGCTGGCGATTGCCGCTGTCGCGCGAGCGGGCGGGTGCGACCCGCTGGCGAATGGCGGGCGTCTCCTCCACCAGCGGGTCGATGCGCTGATCCGAGAAGCGTTTCGCCAGTTCCGTGGTCGGCTGCACCGCCAGCATCGGGCCCGGGGAGTGGTGGATCACATAGCCAATCCAATTGCTGCCGCAGGTGGTTGCGCCAACCTGCGCCCCCTTCATGAAGACCACCCGCCGCGCTGGATGCAGCGGCGAGAGCGCATCCATCACCTCGCGCAGATACGGGGTGCGGGCGGTTCGGTAGGGGCCCGGCTCAGCGGAATCGCGCGAGCCGAGCATGCGGTGCTTGTCGGCCCAGTCCGAGACCAGCAGCGCGGGCTCGGGCGCCATGCCGTCGCGCCACGCCTGCAGGATCTCGGCGGCGCCATCGAAGTTGCCGAGCTCGGCGATGATGTTCTCGCCGGTCATCATGCGACCGCTACCCGCACATCGTTTCGTTCGGCCAGGTGCTGCCGCAGCCGGGCATCCATCAGCGTCTGCAGCCGATGGGCGTCGACGCCGAGCTCAGCTGCCAGTTCCGCGGCGACACGCGCTGGCCAGGCAAGAATGGCATCGCGCTCCTCCTTGGCGAGCCGGTGCACCAGCATGAGCGCGCGGGCCTTCTCGACCAGCTGGCCACGACGCTCATCGAGCCGGAGCTTGCGCTCCTGCGCCTTGAGCATCTCGTTGGCGGTGCGCGCATTGTGGAAGCTGCTGCCACCCACGGAGGGCGTGGACAGCGGCTCCGGCAGGGGCGGCGCGACCATGGCCGGTCGTGGCGGGGCAGGCGGTGGTGAGGGCTGCGCCACTGCCGGCGCCACCATGGCCGCCGTCTTGCGCGCCGGATCGCTGCTCGCGGCCAGCCGTGCGCGCACCTTCTCGACATCCCAGCCGCCACCAGGCTCCTGCGCGATGCGGCCCGACTGAGCGGCCTTCTGCAGCGCGGTGTGCGAGATGCCAAGCCGGCGCGCCACCTCGCGCTGCGAGGGCACCAGTGCAGCGGAAGCGGCTGCGATCATGATTTGATCGAACGCCTCCGATCTTTGCAGTGTGATGCGCGCGAGATGCACTTGGCTCGTGCGCGCCACAGCGCGAATGGTCCGTCACGCGATGAGCAGGACGGAGACCAGCATGACCAAGCACGAAGCCAACCAGCAGCGCAGCCTCGCAGCCTTCATGGCCAAGAAGGCTGAATTCGATGCGCTACTCGCCGAACTCACCCAGGCCAGCGAGAACCATTTCGGCGCCGACCCGGAGGAGGTGCTTTGGTGCGAAGCAGCTTGGCTTTCCGACGCCACCGCGAAGCTGAAGGACATCGCGGATCAGCATTTCGGCCGCGGCGAATACGCCGCCTGACGCGGGCCAATCCCGCACGGCCCCGACCGGCAGCGCCGGCGGGGCTCCCGGCAGTAGGGGCCGATGACCGGCACCCGGAACCGGAGACCACCACGATGACCAAGCTTTCCGACAGCCAGCGCGAAATCCTCAGCGCCGCCGCACAGCACGAGATGAGCCTCGCCAGTGCGCCGAAGACCCTGCCGGCCGCGGCCCGCAACGCGGTGTTCCGCAGCCTGATCAAGAACAACCTGCTGACCGAGATCAACGCCCCGCGCGAGCATGTCGGGCTTGGCTGGCGCCAGGATGAGGACGGCACCTGGATCGTGGCGCGCATCACCGACGAGGGGCTGCGCGCCATTGGCATCGACCCGAATGAGGGCGACGCGCGGGAGGAGGACGAGCAGAGCGCCGAGGCCATCGCGCGCCGCAACGCCGAGCGCCGCGCCGCCATGGTGGCCGCCGCGCCGGTGGCCGACACGGCGCCCACGGGCGGGGAGGACGCCGCGGAGGAAGACGCCCCCGCGGAGGAAGCCGAACCCGCCCACGCCGCGCCGACGCCCGCCCCGCGCGCGAGCCTGCGCGACACCGCCGCGGCCATCCTCGCCGCCTGGGATGATCAGGCCGCTCGCTTCGGAACCCATGATGGCGACCTGATCGGAGCACTGGACGCGCCGATGGCGGCCCTGCGCACGCTGCTCGCCGGCAAGCCTGCACGTACGCCGCGGGACGCCAACGTGCCGCGCAAGCCGCGCGAGGGCACGAAGCAGGAGCAGGTGCTGACCATGCTGCGCCGGCCGGAGGGCGCGACGGTCGCGCAGATCGCCGAAGCGACGGGATGGGCACAGCACACGGTGCGGGGCTTCTTCGCGGGGCTGAAGAAGAAGGGCCACGCGGTCGAGGTGATGGAGCGCGTCCGCCAAATCGGCCCGAACAAGGAAGGTGCACGGGGCTCCTTCACCGTCTACCGGGTCGCGGTCTGAGGAGGACCTGCCGGGGCACGCAGGTTCCGGCCTTGTTCCGCGAAAGGTGCAACAAGTTGCCCTTTTTAGGTGAATGTTCCCTCTTGTAGGGGCAACTTGTTGCACCCAGAACAGTGGTAGAACGGTGCTTGTACGCAACGCTGAAGGGGACGCAGCACCCGTCATCGTGCCGCTGCCTGTGCGCCACGCGCTGCGGCCACGTCCCGGAACACCCGGTCCTCACCCGCCAGCACCGCCGCCTTGCCGGTGAGGTTCTGCCAGCGCTGGATTGCGACATCGACATATCGCGGATCGATATCCACCGCGTGGCAAACCCGCCCCGTCGTCTCCGCAGCGATCAGTGTCGTGCCGCTGCCGAGGAACGGATCGTAGATCGCCTCGCCGGCCGCGCTGTTGTTGATGATCGGCCGGCGCATGCATTCCACCGGCTTCTGCGTGCCGTGCACCGTGGCGGCATCCTCGTCTCCGCCGTTGCTGATGGCCCAGAGCGTCGCCTGGTCCCGCGCACCCTGCCAATGGCCGGTCGCGCCCTTGCGCACCGCGTAGAGGCAGGGCTCATGCTGCCAATGGTAGTCGCCGCGCCCCAGCACGAAGCGCGACTTCGCCCAGACAATCTGGCTGCGGATCACGAAGCCCACGGCCTCCAGGCTGTCGATCACCGTGCGGCTGTGCACGCCGGCGTGCCAGACATAGGCCACATCGCCAGGGAACAGCGCCCAGGCCTGGCGCCAGTCAGCCCGGTCGTCATTCGCCACCTTGCCGGTGCGCATTGTGGCCGAGACGCCGGCCTCGTTCCGCCATTCCGGATCGTAGTTCACGCCATATGGCGGGTCAGTGATCATCAGATGCGGGGTCGTACCATCCAGCAGCCGCGCCACATCGGCGGCGCTGGTGGCATCGCCACAGAGCAGTCGGTGCGGACCCAGGTGCCAGAGGTCGCCGGTCCGCGTGACCGGCACGACCGGTGGCTCGGGCGCCGGCGCGTCGGGATTGCCAGCAGCAGTCGCTACGTCGCCCATTGCGTCGGCCAGCAGGCGATCCATCGCCGCCTGGTCGAAGCCGATCACACCGAGGTCGAATTCGTCGGCGCGCAGATCCCGCAGTTCGGCGGCGAGCAGGCTCTCGTCCCAGGTCGAGTTTAGCGCCAGCTGGTTGTCCGCCAGCCGGAAGGCCCGCGCCTGCGCCTCCGTCAGATGGCCGAGCCGGATGGCGGGAACCGCGTCGAGCCCCAGGGCCTTCGCAGCGAGCACACGGCCGTGGCCGGCAATCAGCACACCGGCATCATCCACCAGCACTGGCACATTGAAGCCGAACTCGGCGATGGACGCGGCTAGCTGCGCCACCTGCTCGCTCGGGTGCATGCGCGCATTGGCGGCATAGGCCGCGAGCGATGCCACTGGCATCATCTCCATTTGAAGGTCAGGCCGCATCGGCAGTGACCTCCATGCGGGCTGTGGCGACAGCATCATAATCGCAGCCGTCATCGGCCAGCGTGACCGGCTGATCCGGATGCAGCATGCGCCAACGGGCGATCGCCAGGTCGACATAGGCGGGCGCCAGTTCGATGGCGCGTACGCGGCGGCCGATGCGCTGACCCGCCAGGATTGTGGTGCCGGAGCCGCCGAAGGGCTCGAACACCACCTCGGCCTCGTCCGTGTAGGTGCGCATTAGGAATTCCGGCAGCACCACCGGGAACACCGCAGGGTGCTCCGTCTCGATGCCGCGGCCCTTGTGGCGGGTCAGGCGCAGCACGGTGTCGGGGATCCGGAAGTCCTGCACCGGCAGGCCCGCATGCTGGTATTCCGAGATGGTGCCATCCGCCGCGCGCAGGCCGCTGCCCTTGTTCGGCGTGCCGGCCCATTTGCAGGGCACGATCTTGTTCGCCTGCCGGGCCTGGCGATTGAAGTGGAAGACGAACTCGAAGGCCGGCGCCAGCCGGCCATTCCAGTCGCCGGGCAGGCCGGGCCCCTGGTCCCAGGCGTACAGCCCGAAGCGGCGCCAGCCGCGGGCGCGCATCCAGTCGAGCCAACCGGACCAATAGGGGATCCATTCGCTCTCGCGATGGATGAGGCCGAGGTTCACCAGCACCTGGCCGCCCGGCTGCATCGCTGCGTCGAGATGCTGGAACACGCCCTGCATCAGGGCATCCCAATCCGTGCCGCCGCCGGTCGTGTAGTCGCGCTGGTTTCCATAGGGCGGGGAGGTGAACAACAGCGCGGCGCGGTTGTCACCCATCACGCGCGCCACGGTGGCGGCGTCGGTGCTGTCGCCGCAGAGCAGGCGGTGGTCGCCCAGCAGCCAGAGATCGCCGGGGCGGGTGACGGCCTGGCGCGGCGGCTCCGGATCGGCATCGGCGGGGTCCTCGGCGGGCGCCTCGTTGCCAGGGGCGTCGGCGCTGGCAGCGGCCGGGCTGGCAAGGGTCCCGTTGCCAGGGTCCGTTGCCACCGGCTCCATGCCGGCCAGCAGCCGATCGAGCTCGCCGGCATCGAATCCGGTGAGCGCCAGGTCGAGGCCGCCCATCTCCTGCAGCTTCGCCACCTCGGCGGCGAGCAGTGCCTCATCCCACCCCGCATTCAGCGCGATGCGGTTGTCGGCCAGCCGGTAAGCGGCCTTCTGTGCATCGGTCAGTCCGGCGCGGGTGATGGTGGGGACCGTCTCCAGGCCGAGGGATTTGGCGGCTTGCAACCGGCCATGGCCGGCGATGACCTCACCGCGCTCATCGACCAGCACGGGCGCCACGAAGCCGAACTCGAGAATGCTGGCCGCGATCTGCGCTACCTGCTCGGCGGAATGCGTGCGCGCATTGCCGGCATAGGGCAGGAGGGAGGCGACCGCGCGCGCCTCAACGGCGCTCGCAGACCATGGGGCCTGGGGCATGCGCACCTGCTGGAATCGATGGTGGTGGTGAGGATTGCCGCCCGGCGAGGCTGGCAACGCGGCGCCGTGGCAACCTGGAAAAATGGCCTGGCGCTAGGAATGTTGCGCGCTTCCGCCCCCCGCATACAGCGGGGCCGGGAAGGAACCATCGGCTCGCGAGCCACTGTGGCTGAACAGCGGGTCAGTGTCTCGGGAGCCACTGGCGTCGGCCGCAATTCAACGACTGTCGAGAGATTAGCCGATGTGAGTTTCAGGCATCAACGCGACATTCTTTCGCTGCTCTACGTTTGTCTTCGCTCTGCGTGCAGCGATGCAGTTCCCTGGTTCAGTCTCCACCAGGGAGCTTGCGCTTCCTCCCCTTCGCCGAGGTGGTCGCGGTATCAGCGATGCGCTTGAGTTCATCCACATCGGTGGTGGCGGCGGCTGTCGCACGCTCTGCCTGACGCCGTGCCTCCTCGAAGGCATCGTACCGTGTCTGCGCGATGGCTTGCGCCTGCTCAGCGGAGATCGACCCGAGCCCACGCAGGATTGGCAGGTCGTTGGACTTCAGGAAGGTGTCGAGCACCTGCTCCCAATCCGCGAGGTGCATGGTTTGCCTGCGGCTGGCGCGCAGCTCTGCGGTGTTCAGGAACGTCTCCACGATGAGATTGAGCTGGCTCACCTCCTGCTCATCCAGATAGTTCTTCGCGGTTGTCACATCGCCTTTACGAACGCGGCTGCCCTTCCAGGTGGTCAAGCCCATGTTCGCCAGGCCCGGATTTGAACGAGCGGCGATGATTTCAGCCGCTGTCTGGCCCGTCACCGAGAAGAGCATCTTGTTCTGGATGGTGGCGTAGAAGGTATGCGCCGCATTGCCTTTGGCATCGTAATCCACGCTGAGGGCGAGGATGTCGCGAACCTTCTGATAGAATCGCGCTTCCGATGCCCGGATGTCCCGAATGCGGGCAAGGAGTTCATCGAAGTAGTCGAAGCCTGGGTCCTTGAGGCGTTCGTCATTCATGACGAAGCCCTTCACCAGGTAGTCCTTCAGCGCCGTCGTGGCCCACTGCCGAAACTGGGTGCCGCGGACTGATCGAGCCCGAAAGCCAATCGCCAGAATGATGTCCAGGCTATACAGCTTCACATCGCGGCGAACCGCCCGGCCACCCTCGGTTCGAACTTGTAAGTCCTGCTTACAAGTTGCCTCCTCCGAGAGCTCCCCCTCGGCAAGGATGTTGCGAATGTGAATGGTGACGTTCTGCGGCGAGACCTGGAAGAGCTCGGCGATCTGCGCCTGGGTAAGCCATACCGTGCCGTCAATGGCTCGAAGCTGGATCTCCGTCAGGCCATCGGGTGTCCGATACAGAACGATCTCGCCTTTGGACACGCCGCAAACCCCTGATGAATCCCGCGAATCGAATCGCCCCTGAGGTGAAGTATAGCATCGTGGAGCCACGGACGCCGCAGAGTAGCCGTGGCAGAGGCCTGTTCAATCAGCCCGCCAATGCCCGAGCATTCCGAACAAGCCCATAGTGGGCCGCAAGCACGCTGAGCGCAGCCACCAACATCCCCTGCGCTTGGGTCGCCGGCACGGTCCGGCCACCCCAGCCCTGCCGCATCGCCCATTCCCGGACCGAGCACTCCAGGCCGACGACGTGCCACGCGCAGGAGCCCGCTGCGCTGTCATGGCCGCCGAGGGCATCCAGGGCCACCCCGATCTTGCGGCGTGCGTCCATGTGATGGTCGGACAGGGTGTCGGCCGTCTGGCCTGGCAGGCGGACAAGCACCGACTTCGACATGCCATCCAGGGCGGCGCTGCGAAACAGGGCACGGAAGTAGCCTGCCGCGTCGTGCATCTGCTGGGTGATGGTGCCGTTCGCCAGCATCATGCCCAGCGTGTCCACGGCACGCCGATGCTGCACGGGCGTGCCCGTCTCAGGATCTGCGTCGCGGATCGGGTCCGAGACGCCGCCATGCTGCAGGCGCCACTTCGAGGGCTTCGCGAGATCCTCGATTACCCGCTTCGGCTTGCGCTTACCGGCCATCATGATTCTCCCCGTTGCGACGCCCCCAGCGCCGGTTGGCTTCGTTGGTGATGGCCTGGCGCAGCCAGTCGTCCGTGATGTCGGCGACAGGCAGCGCGGCCACGCCGTTCCGATGCCAGGCGGCCGCGCGCATGGCATTGACCTCGGCGTCGGTGGACGAGCTACGAGTGCCGCGGTCGAGGCAGGACCGGGGCGGTTGCGGTGCGCCATGCATCGTCATGCGCGGCCTCCCGTGGGGTCGGTCGCCCAGAGCAGCAGCGCGATGGCATCGGCCTCGTTGTCATCGGCCGGCAGATAGCCGCGTGCACGGATGGCCTGGATCATCGCCGCCTTGTCGGCATTGCCGCGGCCGGTGGCGTAGCGCTTGATCGTGCCGACGGGGACGCCCTCGTAGGGGACCTCGTGCTCCTCGCACCACGAGGTCAGCGTGGCGAGAAAACCGCCGTAAACGTGGCTGGCGTCGGTTCCGGCGTGCCGGCGCACCTCCTCGAACACCACGCGTCGGAGGCCGTGAGCGTGCATGGCGATTTCGACGAGCCAGTCGGTGAAGCGGAGATAGCGCATGCCGCCGCCCTCGAAGCGACCGGGCTTAAAGGTCATGGTGCCGGAGGTCGTCCCGCCATCCCCGAAGCGCAGGGCCCAGCCGGTGGTGGTGCCGAGATCGAGGGCCAGGATGCCGGGCTTACGCGGCCGGTAGAGGTTGGGATCGGGAAGGACGGTGCTTGCGCCGGGAGCGGGCATGGTGAGAGTCGCAAAATCCATGGTGGTCTCCGAAAGGGGATGATCCTGGTGAGGGCGGCGACGGCGCGGTTCTTGGCGTAGCTCGCCGTCGCTGCCCGGCTTGGGTGGATTGACCCTGGTGGGGGGTGGACCACGGGCCCGAACCAGCGCTCCCAGGGTGTAGTGTGCGCGCGTCTTTGGGACGCGCACGCACACCCCCCGTAGGGGGGTAGAAGAAACCGAAACTGCCAAACTGCTCCAACGCACTGATTTTATTGGTAGAAAAGCAGTTTCGGGAGCAGTTTGGGCAGATTCGTTACGCCAAACTGTTTTTGTCTGGAACTCTCTGATTTGTTTGATGAAAAGCAGTTTGGCAGTTTCGGAAGGGGAGCAGTTTCGGTCCGAAACTGTGCAGTTTCGGGAGCAGTTTCGGTCAGTGCGTGGACGATATGAGCGGGTCATTCGCCGCCTTCCTCGGGGTCGTGCAGCACCCACACTTCCGGGTTCTCGACCTCCAGCAGGGCCTCGCTTCGTGGGCAGAGAAAATGGCTGGGCAGGACAGGAAGCGTCGCCCGCATGATCTCGCCGGTCTCGGGATCGACCACCTCTTCATCGGTGGCGACCTCCATGTCCTTCACGACGAGGTAGCCCTTCTTGGACCTGGTGTAGGGCTGGCCGAGGTCGCGCGCGTCGCGACGAAACTTGATGTAGCCCTTCGTCGCCAGAACCGTGATGCGGTCGCCAATGGTGTCCTTGCCGCCCAGGCCGCGGCTGTTCTCGAATTTCGATGCGAAAGCGTTGGTGGTGCAGAGACGGCCCGCTTCGGCCTCCTCTGCGATCAGATGCAGGATGATGTCGTGGCGGCGCGTGCGCTCGGCATCGAGCTTACGGCCGATGTCTTTCCTGACCAGACGCTCCCCCTTCCGGTCGAGCTCGACCCAGGCGCCAGAGCGCTTGTCGACCAGCATCGGCTCGAGGCCTGGGCCATTGCGCAGCTCGACATGCAGTTCGCGCTCGGTCTGTTCCTCATCCGGCCGGAACAGGATCATCCCGGAGGTGTAGAAGCTGCGCAGCGCGCTGGCGCCGGACAGTGCCAGGAAGGGATCGTCCTTCACCTGCTGCTTGCTGAACTTCTTCGTGTGGTGGGCCAGGATGATGCCAGCCTCGGGGGCCACTTCATCGCGCAGGGCTTCGACACGGCCCTGTAGGAAGAACATCATCGCGCTGTTGTCGTTCTCACCTTCGCCCGCGGGCCCGCCGTCGAAGAGGTTGCGGATGGGGTCGATGCAGATGATGTCGGGCGGCGCGTCGGGGAATGCGGCGCGGATGGCAGCCGCGACGAGAGGCACGCCCTGGTCATCGAGCAACATGCGCAGCTTCGGGGTGACGACGAGGGTGTCGCGGGCGCGGGCCACAATCGCGGCGTCGAGCCGGAGTTGCTGCAGGCGCTCGCGCAGGTAGTGGTACTGGATCTCAGCCTGGAGATAGAACACCCGCAGCGGGCGCGGTGCTGTGAAGCGCAGGAACGGTGCGCCGGCGGCGGCGTGCACCAGCAGGCTGATCAGGAAGTCGGATTTGCCAACCTTCGGCGCCCCGCCGAGCACCAGCATCCCACCCGGGGTCAGCAGGCGCGGCCCGATCAGGTCGTCGGGCATCGGAGAGGTGTTGTCGAGCAGCGAGCCGAGGGTGTGCGCCGTGATGGCGCTGGCCGGGGCCGCTGCGGCACGCAGGAGGGGCGGCCCGTTGCGGTCGACATGCAGCGCCCAGATGCTGTCCGCCTCGACTTTGAGGCGGTCCAGCGGCCAGGCCGGGCGGAGGCAGGCAGCGTTGTATTGGCAGATCGCCTCCCAGCCCTCGTCGCCGGTGATGCGGCCCTCGTGGACCATGCGGACAAAGTGACCGATTGCGGCGCTGGCGCCCTGGAAGCGGGTCCAGGCGTCCTGAGCGCCCTCCCGTACCGGTGTGGTGAGGACGGAATCGAGTCCGGGGCGGGTGGCGCCTGGGGCGGCGGTGGGCGCCGCGAGCCCCGGCATGGTGGGCATGGCCGCCACTGCCGCGGCGAAGTCGGGGAGCTCGACCTCGACCCTGGGTCGGTGCTCCCGGATCGTGACGCGCCGCTGCACGCCGTGCTTCTGGTGGATCGTCCCGGGCACGCGGATCGGCTGGTGCGCGGAGCGGAAGTGCAGGTCGCCACCGACTCTCTCCGCGATCTCGCCCCGCAGCGTGCAGAGGCGCGCCAGGTCGTCGCCCTCGGCCGGCTCGGTGAGCCGCCACCAGGCATGGAGCTTGGCGGCACCCTCGGCGGTGCGGCCGCCGCTTTCGACCAGGAGGGTGGGCGGGCCCAGGTGGTGGACCAGGTGCGCCAGCTTGGCTGCGATGTCGCCGGCATCGAGGTCGACCACCACGGTCTGCATCTGCAGCACATGCTCGGCGCGAGCCTGGCCCTGCTCGGCGACGGTGCCTGGGATGACATAGACGGCGCTGCCTTCGCGCGCGGCCCAGGTGGCATACGCGCCGAGAGACGCGGCGGCGTGCCGATCGGCCGGCACCCAGATGTTGTGCGGCTTGGTGTCGAGGCCTTGGCCCTGGTCGACGAAGCCGCGGACGGGGATCAGCCCGTCGCAATAGCCGAACACTACGTCGAGGAAGGCGGCGATCTGCTCGATGTCCGGCGCGATGGGCCCAGCGGCCGTCGGCATCGGCTGCCCAGCACCGGAAAGTCGATCGAGGGCGATCTGCCCAGCGGCGGGAAGTTCGCTCACGCAGTCATCCGGCAGCGGCGCGGCATCGTTGAAGTCGCCCCATGCGGTCATGCAGGCTGCGCCCAGCAGCGCGCGGCCCAGGGGCAGAAGCGGCACTCGAAATGGTCGGCCTGGGCTGCGACCCGGGGCAGCAGTTCGCCGGCATCGGTGGCTGCCAGGATGCGCACCGCCCGGTCCGACATGCGCTGCGCCAGCTCGGCGTTGAACGGCACCAGCTCGTGGTGCAGCTCCGCTGTGTCCTTGTTGATGGCGGTGAAGAGCGCCGGATTGTCCGCCACGCCCGGGACGCTGGCGTCCATATACGCCTGATAGACCGCGATCTGCGCCGCATAGATCGGTTTGGCTGCCGCGACACCCTTGCTCGACGTCTCGCGCCAGGCCTTGGCATTCATGGTCTTGCATTCCCATAGGGCCGGGAACGCCATGCCGGGGATGGTGGGGCCGCCGGCAAAGACGCCATCGACATGGCCGCGGATGCGACCGCCCGCGACCGAGAAGCCGAACTGCTCGCCATGCTCGCCACCGCCACGGCGGGTGTAGAGATCGAAGCCGGCGGCGCGCAGCCAGGCGACGGCCACATCCTCCAGCGCGTGCCCGATCCCGAAGATGCGCAGCAGCCGCCCGTCGAAGTCGGCGCCCTCATCCTTCGGGACCTTCACGAACTCGAACTGCAAAGCCCGCTCGCAGGCATGGCCGAGGCGGGAGCCGCCCAGGTAGCTGCGTGGCGCTGCCGACTGATTGGTCGCGATCAGCGCCGCGTCGATGGCGGCATTCACATGCGTCGAGGTCTGGCTGCGGCTGTTGAAGTCGAGCATCAGAAGGGCACCTCCGCCGCCGTGTCGTGGCGGGCGATCGCCTGCATCGCCTCCTGGAAGCCACCGACGGCGACCTCGATCAGCGTCAGCACTTGCGCCTCGCTCAGCTCCTGGAAGCGGGTGCCCCAGCCGATCTCGGCCATCGTCTCCGCAACGCGGCGCATGGCGGCGCGCATCGCGGCCTTCTCCTGCTCGGTGAGGTCAACCATGGCGGACGACCTCCCCGCCAAGCGCGACCAGAAGCCCTGGCAGCCGATGCAGCAGAAGCAGACCGAGGGCCGCGGCTTCTTCCGCGGCGCCGGGTCGAACCAGCCAAAGCCACGCGCCGGGCGGGAACAGACGGCGCAGGGCGGTTCCGGGGAGCGGGCCATAGATCATGCGGCCTGCCCCAGCGCCGCGGGCTGGGCGCTGCGCACGAGATGCTGGATGGCCTGGCGGTTGAACTTGAAGGTCAGCAGCGCCGAGGCCTGGTACCGGGTCATGCCGAGATCGGCCCGTGCCGCCGGGGGCAGATGGATCAGCTGGCGTTCGGTCGGCGGCTCGCGCAGCCAGCGCCGGCTCTTGTGGGCACTCTCGTCAGTCTCGTGGGCGTTCAGCCAGTCGTCGGCCGCGGCCAGCGCCACCAGCCTCTCGCCAATCGACAACAGGCGCGGCCGCTCCTCCTTCGCCCCGCCGACCGCGTGCCAGGCCCCGTTCAGGAAGAAGATGCCCGCCCAGCCGTTGAAGCCATTGGCCAGCAGTGCGGCGTCATCGCCGAACAGGTCGCACCACTGGAAGGCGGAGCGACGGAGGAGATCGATCTCCGTCATGACGAAGTCGGTGAGCGGCGCCGTCTCGCGCCCGCGGGGCTCGAAGACGTGGCCGCAAATCGGGCACTCCATCACTGCGATCGGCACCTCGGCCTCGCAGGAGGGGCAGGTCTTGGTGGGCGGCTCACCCTCGCCGGGCTGGCTGTCGAGATCGACGTCCTGCTCCAGGCAGCCGTGGATCTGCGAGGAGGTGCCGAAGTCGAGCACGATGCAGTCGCGCTTGACGATGCCGGGATGCTCGACCGGATCGACGGTACGCAGCCCGCGGCCAACCATCTGGATCATCGTGCACTTGAACGAGCTGGGCCGGAGCAGGATGACGCAGGAGGTGGGGGGATGGTCCCATCCCTCGGTCAGCACCGCCACGTTGACGACGATGCGCGCCTCGCCCTTCGCATAGGCGGCCAGGACGGAGCGGCGCTCGCCCTCCGGCATGTCGCCGGTCACCATGACGGTGGGGACGCCGGCCGCATTGAAGGCGGCGGCGACGTGCTCGGCGTGTGCGACCGTCGAGCAGAAGGCCACGGTTTGGCGGCCGCCGGCCTTCTCCTGCCAGTGCTTCACCACGGCATCGGTGACCGGCACGGTGTCCATGACGCGGGCGACCTCGCCCATATCGAAATCGTCGCCGCTGCGCCGCACCTCGCGAAGCTCGTCCTGCACGCCGACATCGATGATGAAGGTGCGGGGCGGCACCAGGTGGCCGGACGCGATCAGTTCGCCGAGCCGGATCTGGTCGGCGACGTTGGAGAAGACCTGGCGCAGTCCCACCTTGTCGCCGCGGTTCGGCGTGGCGGTGACACCATAGATCCGGCAGTCCGGGTTGCGGTCGAGGGCGCAATCGATGATGCGGCGATAGCTGTCGGCAACGGCGTGGTGCGCCTCGTCGATCACCAGCAGGTCCAGCGCGGGCATCGCCTCGAGGTTCGCCTGGCGAGTCAGCGTCGGCACCATGGCGAAGGTGACCTGGCCGCCCCAGGACTTCTCGCCGGCATCCACCACCGAGGTGGAGACGCCCGGGTTCACGCGACGGAACTTCGCCAAGTTCTGCGCCGTGAGCTCATCCCGATGGGCGAGGACGGCAGCCTTGGCGGCGCTGCCGCCGATATGCTCGCCCACCGCCGCCGACAGCATGATCGTCTTGCCGGCGCCGGTCGGGGCGACGCCGAGGGTGTTGCCGTGCTCGCCGAGCGCACGAAGGCTGCGCTCGACGAAGAGCTTCTGGCGGGGGCGGAGCATCATGCGGTGCGGCCCTCCCTCAGCGCGCCCAGGCGGGACGGTTGTCGCCGCCGGCCGCCGGCGGGGTGCGCGACACGGCGGCGGGGAAGGCGCCTTGGGTCGGGGCGGCGGGCGGCGGGGCGTAGGTCTGCGCCGGCGGCGCGTAGGCGGGCCCGGGCGCGCCCGTGTGCGGCCCCATCGCCGTGGCATAGGCCCGGTGGTCGGGCGTGACCGCCATGCGGATCTCGTTCTTCGGCTCGCCGTTGGCGTCCGTGCCGGTGTCGATCTTGGCGAGGAACTCCAGCCCCTCGAGGTCGGCGAAGCCGCCGATCCGCCGCGCGGCCTGGGCCTGCGGCGAGGCGTCCTTGTCGGAGATGCCGCGGGCCGAGTTCAGCATGCCGCGTACGAAGCTGCGGCCCATGTTCCCCCAGTCCGGCCCCTTCGGGCTGTAGAGCCCGATCAGCGTGAAGATCTTCCGCTTGGCGTAGGGGCCTTCCAGCACGGTGAACTCGCCGTTGAGGTAGACGGCGCCGGTGCTGCCGCGCGTGGCGTAGCCACCTGTCCAGCCCTGGCTCGGATCGTCGAAGCCGCCGGGACGGATCGTCAGGCGCACCTTCGCGATGGTGCCCTTAGGGATCAGGTTCGGGTTCTGCGAGGCGTCGTTGTAGTCGTTCCAGGAAGCCATGCGGGATCTCCTCGGATCAGGTGTTCGGGGTGTCGGAGGGGGCGGCCAGCGCGAGCTGCGGCGGCGGCAGTGCCAGGCGTTCGGCGACGGGGCGCGCAGGGCCGCGGATCTTCTCGAACAGCCGGCCGAGATGCGGCTCCTCGACCAGGTCGAGCCGGCCGCTGCGGTCCTTCGCGGGATAGCCCCAGGGATTCAGCGTCTGGCAGATCAGCGAGCGGCGGAGCGCGCCGGCCTCGTCCTTGATCGCCGCCAGCGTGAGCACCTCATCGACGATGCCGGGCAGCTCGAGCCCGGTCTTGCTGCCGTCGATCTGCGGCACGAAGACCTTGCGGTTGAAGTCGTCGAGCTTCTCGTCGAGGATCCCGACGAAGATGATGTTCTTGCCGCGCGTGTGCTGCAGGTGCGTCAGCCAGGCGATCATCTCGCGGCCATGCAGACCGTAGGCGCCGCGGATGTCGGGCTTGCCGGTCTTCTCGGCGAAGGCCTCGGGCTGGCCGCGGCACCACTGGAAGCAGAGCCGGCCGGCGACGGTGATGCTGTCGATGAACACCGTCTCGTAGCGGGTGAGCAGCGCGGGGTCGCCGAACTGCTCGCAGACGGCGGCGTAATGCGCCGGGGAATAGGGCTGGTCGTCGCGCAGCGCCGGATTCGGCCCGCCGATGAAGGCGGCGAAGTCGCGACATTCCTGCCAGGTGCGCGGGCGGATCGTGTCGCCGCCCCAGCCCTCGACCGCGAGATCACCGGCCTCGAGGTCCATGAAGAGCGTGGTGCTGGCGAGCAGGGTCCAGAGCAGGCTGGTCTTGCCTTGGCCGCTACCCCCAAAGATGCAGGCTTTGACACCGCGAGGCTCAGCCTGGCGCTCGTCGGCAGTGATAATCCGGAAGCCGCGCCCCGGCGCCTGCGCGAAAGGGGCGCTCATTCCGCGCTGTCCACGATGCGGGCGGCGGCGGCCGTCGCATTGACCGTGCCGACGGCGCCGGCGCGGCGCGCCAGGTCGTGGATCTGCCGCAGCGCGTCGGCCTTGCGATGCAGGGCGACCGACTGGCGGAACAGCGCCTCCGCCGCGAAGGCCACGTCGTCGACCGTCGCCTGCGCGATCGGCTTGGTGATGACCGGGCTGCCGCCCGGGCCGGTCGGCACCTCGATGCTGTCGGGCAGCATCTTCAGCCAGAGCTTCTCACGCAGATGGTCGAGCGGGGTCCGCGGCGTCATGCCGTTCTCCTGGTTGGGGGCGATGGAGTGGGTGCCGGGCGCGACGCCCGCGTCAGCGGTGAGCGCCATCACGCGGCGACGCTCATCGGCTTGGCCGCCGCCAGGACCGAGGCCAGCGTGCCGGCGCGGCTGCGGGCGCGCGGCCGGGCGATGGCGAGGTAGATGAAGTCGCTTTCGCCCATGCGGCGCTGGACGAGGTGCACCAACCCGTCCTCGGCCAGCTGCAGGGCGCGTTCGGCGACGCGCAGAAGAGCGCGACGCTCGGCGTCCGGCACCGTCGAGGTGAGCGGCGAGGCGTCGACCGCCAGGAAGCCGCGGTGATAGACGATGCGGTCACCAGGCACGGCGGAGCCGAACCAGGCGCAGAACATCGTCTCGGTGAGCGGCGGCTCCGCAGAGCGAAAGCCAGTGATCGTGCTGTCCATGTTGAGTATTACCCAGCCTCCTGCAAATCCGTCTCACGCCGCCGCCGGGATGCCGGCGACGAGCAGGCGGAGCCGCAGCTCGCGCAGGTGGCGGTAGAGGGTGGCGCGCGACGTCGGGCTGGCCTTGGCCAGCTCGTGCGGGGAGCGCTCGGTCAGTTCGGCGCAGAGGGGGAGGGTCTCGGCCGGCAGGGTGCCCAGCGCGCGGTCGAGGTCGATGCGGCGCTCCACCGCCGCGAAGGCGTCGGTCGGCTGGCCAAGCCAGGCGCCGTAGCCATCCGCCTCGGCGACGCTGTCGCCGATGGTCAGGCCCTCGCTGCCGGGCTGAGGGTCATCCAGCGAGATCGGCGCCATGGTGGCGCGGCCGCGCAGGATGCGCTCGGTGAGGCGGATGGCGCGGTGGTCGAAGCAGGCGGCGGCGAAAGGACCGAGCTCGCCTCGGGCCGGATCGAAGCCCTTCAGCCGGGCGAAGAGGTCCGTCAGCAGGTCCTGGCGGAGATCTTCCTGCTCATGGCGGGGGATCCGGCAGGTGCGGATGATGCGCAGGGCGACGCGGTCGGCGCTACGCTGCAGGGCATTGGTTTCGGCGCGGGTGGGGGTGAAGGGCATCGGCTGGTCCTGTCCATCGGGTGGCGATGGGCGGACGATGCCGATGGGCGGCGCGCGCTTGGTGGGAGCAGCGTGGGTCTAACGTGGGATGGTCATGCACCGCCGAATTCAGGGGCGGATATCGATTTCCTCGGGCGTCAGCGCCAGGCGATAGCGGCTGGGCTGCCGTTTACCCTCGATGAGGTCGCGTGCGGCTTTGGCTTCGGCACCTTCCAGGCCCGCGGCCAGCCCATCCTTCAAAAGGCGAATGATGTCCCGCGGCTCCCGCGCGGCGGGCCGAATCTGGTCTCCGTAGATTGCGCGGTCGAGTTCATGGGTTTCGACGAACCCGCCATGGCGTTGCGCCGCCTCCGCCAGTTTCACCAGCAGCCGGAGCGGTTGGTCGCCCAATTGCCGTGGTCGGCGATCCAGAGCCACCGTTCGTCCGGCGCGGCCGATGATGAGGCGGACCTTCCCCGGCATGCCCGGCGCGAGCGCTGCAGGATCCAGCGCGAATCCTGCATCGCCGAGCGCCTCCATGGTCATCATGATGCGCAGCCCGGCCTCGGCGAGATGCTGACGCTGCAATTCTGGGACGGCGCCCGGCAGGAGGAGCGTCGTTTCATCTGGCTCCACCCTGGTGCGGATCAGCGTCACAAGCCGCGGGGCGGCCGCGGACATCGGATCGAGCGCCAGCATCACCGATCGTCCACTGGGCAGGCGGCCGAGATCCCAGACGCCATCCGTCACCATCGCCACATCGCCGGAGAGGCCTGACGCAGCAGCAATCAGGCGGCACAGCACAGCCGCGTCGATCTCGAAGCTGCGGATCAGGTTTGGCGCCAGGGTGGTGTTGCTGCGGTGATCCTCGGGGCATTCGGCGACCAGCAGATCGCCGATGATCACGATATCCCGCCCTTCACAGCGGCCTTCGCAGGTCGAGCAAGGCGGCCAGGTTGTCGCCGGCGCGCGTTCCGTCAGCAGGCCTTCGGCCAGCAGGCGGTCGAACGCCCTGCCAAAATGCGGCTGTGCCTCACGCCCCCAAAGAACGGCGCCGTGCCCTCCCTCACTCCGCCGCAGCAGCAGCTTCGGCAGGCTGTCGTTCACGGCAGAATCCATTCCGGCGAAGAAGCTCCATGACCCGCGCCTCGAAGCGCTGCCGCTTGAACACGGCGAGGGAGGGCGGCTTGATTTTGACGGTCACACGAGACGCACGGCTACGGCCATCTCCGAAGTGGATGCGGATGATGATGTGCCCGATCCGGTAGCGGCCCGTGCTGAACGAGACCCGATCGCCGAATTCATTGAGCCGGGTCAGCGCATTGCCACAAAAGTCCCGGGTCACGTTCTGCGCTTCGACCGCCACCTCGCCGCTGCGGGGGTCTGTGCCGATGCGGTCGATCTGCACTTCGACGATGTCCACCTGCTGGATGCCTGCATCGAAGGCGTGGTTCACCCGGAAGCCGAACCCCACGTTCTCGATGCGCTCCAGCGTGTAGAGGTCCTGGCAGTCCTCGCCGGCAAAGAAGCCTGGGCGCCTGAGCATATGCACAGCGAAGAACTCAGCCAGCTCCGCGCGCAGCGCCAGCCGGACGCCGCCGACACCCATGCGCCCAGTGCCCACATTGTAGGCAAGCACGGCATATTCGACGCTGCGATAGCTGATGACGTCCTCTTGGTCTCCATTGATCACCGGTACGACGGCCACAGGCGCCCCGTGGGTGACGACCAGGACTGTCTGGTCGCCATCTTCGTACCACCCGACGCGGCAGAAGGCGCCGCGGTGGTCGCGCTGGAACATCTCGGCTGCCGCGGCCTCGAAGGCCGCCCGTGAGGCGTCATCGAGGCGCGGCTCGATCCCTTCATCAAGACCGACATACTCGGCCAGGGAGGATCGGGCCTGGCGTGCCAGCATGTCCGATGCAGCATCGAAGACGGGGCGGTGGTCCAGAAACGCGAGAAGGGCGAAGTGCTTCGGATCGAGCGGGATTGGGTTGCCATCCGGATCGAGCGGCGCGGCGATGTTAATGTCGCGGGCGGCGGCACGCTCCTGAAGCAAGTGCATGCCGTTCTCAGTGCCGAGCTCAGCGATGTGGTGGAGGTCTGCCACGATGCCGCGCGGCAACGCATCCTCGGTACCTTCGAAGAAGACCTTCAGCCGATCCCGGACTTCCGCTTCGTCACCGTCGAAGTCAGCCAAGTCGAAGCCGCGCAATGCATCAGGCTGCCGCTCAAATAGCCGCCGGAATAGGCCGAGATTGACGGTCTTCAGGAACTTCGGATTGACAAATTTCTTGAGGTCCCTGGCCATTCTCTCGCCCAATGATGTTCATTTTTCGTTCTATCAACCCACGCGTGCGTCTGTCGAATCGAATCTGCACTCCGTGAGACGGATTCCCACGTGCCTGGGTAAATGGTGGGGGTGGCAATTGAACCCCTCCGCCCTGCGGGCAACCCCCACCTCCCGCCGCACCTCCGCGAGGTATGCAGCATCCTGGCCGCCGGCCTGCTGCGGCTGCGCAGCCGCGCTGCTGAGGAAGCTGCGCGCGAGACCTCTGACCAGGGAGAGCGTGGCCTACACTTCCCGGCCCCCCAGCGCCTGCATGCGAACCGGACCAACCGGAGACCCGCATGACACGCGCCACCAGATCGAAGGCCGGCACCACGCCGGCGCCGACCATTCCCGCCATTCCGCCAGCCGACGTTCTGGGCCGGCTGACGGCCCTGAAGACCACCGCCACGCCGGACCTGAAGCAGCAATGGCGGGAGCTCTTCGCCGCCGAGCCGCCGCCCTACAACCGGCGCTTCCTGGAGAGCCGCCTGGCGTATCGGATCCAGGAACTGGCCTATGGCGGCCTGAAGCCCGAGACGGTCCAGCGCCTGGAAGCCCTGGGCGAGCAGCTCGACGGCGGCAATCCCGTCCTCCGGCGCATCCGAGGCGACGACAAGCCAATCACCGGCACGCGGCTGATCCGTGAGTACCAGGGCGTCGAGCACAGCGTCACCGTGCTGCACGAAGGGTACGAGTATCAGGGTCGCCCCTACCAGTCGCTCTCCTCCATCGCGCGGGCCATCACCGGCACGCGCTGGAATGGCTGGCTGTTCTTCGGCCTGAAGAACCGGAGGGGCACGGCATGAAGCGCAAGCCAGCCGCCGAGACTGCGATGCCGGCCACCGTGCGGAAGATCCGCGCCGCCGTGTACACGCGGAAGTCGAGCGAGGAAGGCCTCGACATGGAGTTCAACTCGCTCGACGCCCAGCGCGAGGCGTGTGAGGCCTACATCACCAGCCAGCGGTCGGAGGGTTGGGTGCTGGTCCGCGATCGCTACGACGACGGAGGCGTTTCTGGCGGGACACTGGAACGTCCGGCGCTGCGGCGCCTCCTGGCCGATATCGAGCGCGGGCTGATCGACGTGGTGGTGGTCTACAAGATCGACCGGCTGTCGCGCGCGCTGATGGACTTCGCCAAGCTGGTGGAGGTGTTCGACGCGAACAGCGTGACCTTCGTGTCCGTGACGCAGAGCTTCAACACCACCACCAGCATGGGCCGGCTGACGCTGAACATCCTGCTCAGCTTTGCGCAGTTCGAGCGGGAGGTCATCGGCGAGCGCATCCGCGACAAGGTGGCGGCGTCACGGGCGCGCGGAATCTGGATGGGGGGCTTCCTGCCACTCGGCTACGACGCCAAGGACCGCAAGCTGCTGGTGAACGAGGCGGAGGCGGCACTGGTGCGCCGGATCTTCGAAGGCTTCGTCGAGACGGAATCCGGTACGAAGCTGGTCCAGGCGCTGCGTGCCGAGGGCGCCACCACGAAGCGCGGCCGCGCCTTCACCAAGAGCGACGTCTACCGGGTGCTGAGCAACCGCACCTATCTCGGTGAGGCCATGCACAAAGGGAGGTCGCACCCGGGCGAGCACGCCGCCATCGTGCCCCAGCCGATGTGGGACGCGGCGCATGCCCTGCTGGCAATCAGCCCGAAGACACGCGCCAACCGCACCCGCTGCCAAACGCCTTCGCTGCTGCGCGGGCTGATCTTCGGCAGCGACGGGCGTGCCATGTCGCCCACCCACGCGCGGGGCCGGCGCGGCCAGCAGTACCGCTACTATGTGAGCCAGTCGGTGCTGAAGGGCAGCGCCGTGGACGGGCCGGCCATCGCCCGCATTTCCGCCGCAGAGATCGAGGGCGCGGTCATCGCGCAGGTCCGGGGGCTGCTGCGCCAGCCGGAGGTGGTGCTTGGGGCCTGGCGCGCGGCACGGGCCTCGGCGCCTGACATGACGGAAGACGAGGCCCGGCTGGCGCTGGAGCGGCTCGACCCGCTGTGGGAGGAGCTCTTCCCCGCGGAGCAGGCGCGCATCATCCGTCTCCTTGTCGATCGGGTGGACATCGGTTCAGGCGGCGCCGACGTGCGGCTTAAGCTGGAGGGGCTGGCCAGCCTGGCGCGGGACCTCGCGGCGCCACCGGCCGAAGCAGCGAGGGCCGCAGCATGACGGGCGCTGCGCAGATGCTGACCGTGCGGGTTCCGCTGGCAATCCGGAAGCAGCGGGGCGGGCGGAAGCTGATGATCGCGCCTGCCAGCACCACGAACCGGGGGTCCTCGGCTGGGGACACGACGTTGGTGAAGGCGGTGGCCCGGGCGTTCCGGTGGCGGCGGATGATGGAGACCGGGCGCTTCGCCACGATCAACGAGCTGGCGGCAGCCGAGAAGATCAACTCCTCCTACGTCTCGCGCCTCCTCCGGCTCACGCTGCTGGCGCCGGATATCGTGGAGGCGATCCTGGACGGGCGGCAGCCGGATGGGATGACGCTGCCGGGGCTGATGGAGCCGTTTCCGGCGGAGTGGGACCGGCAATTATCGGTCCCCCGGCGCATCTGAACCGGGTCGTAAGGGAAACGCCGCGCGTGCGGCCACTTGCTACCGTAAGGGGCGCATTGGCGGACCCGGCTCCGCCGAACGGTTGTGCAATCGAGGTTGCGCCCTTTGCAGGTAGACGCTCCCCCGGCAGAATGCGGATCGAACCAGCACGTCTTCTCGGGACCTCGGGAGGTGGTTCCTTGGGAGGGTGGCAGTATGAGCGCAGAATCGCTGGGAGACCGTCCAAGCTATGCACTGAGCCCACAAAGGCTCAAGCGCCAGGTGCCCCGTCCTGCCTGCAACTTTTCTAGTAACAACTGGCGCGATTACGAGCCTCTTTCGTCAAGCCTCGATCGGCTGACATGAGGGTTTCTGATCAGCACGCAAAGTATTTTTCGAAGGACCTGTCGCGTCGTGCGCCGGTCGGCATCGACCGCCTTTCTGCAGCGTTGTTTGACGCGGCAGTCGACCTTAATCCCCACCAGATCGAAGCCGCGCTTTTCGCGCTTAGGTCGCCACTCTCGAAGGGCGTGATTCTTGCCGACGAGGTGGGTCTCGGAAAGACCATCGAGGCCGGCATTGTCCTTTGCCAGCTTTGGGCGGAACGCAGGCGGCGGCTCCTCGTAATCTGTCCCGCCTCAATCCGGAAACAGTGGGCTCTTGAGCTCGAGGAGAAATTTAATCTGCCTGCAGTCGTGCTCGACGCGCGCTCCTGGCGCGAGGCCCAGCGCCTCGGCCAGGAGCCGCTCACGCAACGCGCTGTTCTGGTCATGTCCTACCACTTCGCGAATAGCCAACGCGAAGCGCTGAAGCGCATTGCCTGGGACATCGTGGTCATCGATGAGGCACACAAGCTTCGCAACGCCTATCGGCCGAGCAACAAGGTCGGCCAGGGGATCCGCTGGGCTACGGAGGGCTGCCGCAAGGTTCTCCTGACTGCCACGCCGCTTCAGAACTCACTGCTG